AAGACCCATCTGAACCATACTTGACAACATTTCATGTACAAGATGGTGACAACAGACACTCCAATCAGAAAAGTGAAAAACATTTTCAAAATTATGAGATAGCACATTTTAGATTATTGAGTGATTCAAACTTTTTACCATATGGTAAGGGTATGATTGAAGGTGGTCGTAAAGTTTGGAAACAATTGTCCCTCATGGAAGACGCCATGTTGATACATCGTATAATGAGAGCACCTGAGAAAAGGGTATTTAAAATTGATATTGGTAACATCCCACCAGCTGAAGTTGAAAACTTTATGCAAAAGATAATCAACAAAATGAAGAAAGCTCCAGTTATGGATCAAGATGGTGATTATAATTTAAGATATAACATACAGAACCTTACGGAAGACTTTTTCCTACCTGTTCGTGGTGGGGATAGTGGTACTCAGATTGAAGGGTTACCGGGTTTGACATATGAAGCCGTGGACGATATCGAATATCTAAGAAATAAATTATTAGCCGCTCTAAAAGTTCCAAAGGCCTTCTTAGGGTATGAAGAAAGTCTTGGTAGTAAAGCTACATTAGCAGCAGAGGATGTGAGGTTTGCCAGAACAATAGAAAGAATCCAAAGAATATTAATAAGTGAGTTGACTAAGATTGGTATAGTTCATTTGTACTCACAAGGATTTACCGATGAAGATTTAGTAAACTTTGATTTAAGTTTAACAAACCCATCAAAAATATACGAAGAAGAAAAGATTGAATTATGGAATTCAAAACAATCTCTCGGTCAATCGATGATAGATTCTAAAATAGCATCAACTGAATGGGTGTATGATAATGTATTCAAATTCACCGAAGAACAAAAGAAAGAAATGAGATTACAAATCATCAAAGACCAAAAGAGAAAATTCAGACATGACCAAATAGAACAAGAGGGTAATGACCCAGTACAAAGTGGTCAAGCGATGGGTACACAAGGAGCCATGATGGGTGGAATGGATGACATAGGTGGTGATATCCCACCTGAAGGTGGAGATGATGACCCAAACGCAGATAGAGAAGGTGATGAAGAGGGTGGAAGACCAAAAGAAGGAAACAAGTTCGGAAAAGATAGTGGAGCTCGTGGTAGAGACCCATTAGGTAGTCATGATAGAAGAAAACAATACGGAATAGCCCTTGCACATTATGATGCCATGAAAAAAGATTTGAAAAAATTAAGTAGAAATGATAGAAAACTATTAGAAGAGACAATGGATGTTGAAAAAGAATATTCAGATGATGTTAATTCTTTAAATAATGATTCTAAATAACGAATTATTAGAAGTTTTTATATTTATATAAGAGATATTATACGGAGAATTGGAGTATTAAATGAGTAAACGAGCTAAACACTCGAAAATAAAGAATACAGGTATTCTTTTCGAGTTGTTATCAAGACAAATTACACAGGACATCATAAGTGATGACACAAAAAGTAAATCTATCGATTTGCTCAAGAAGTATTTTAATGAAAAAACTGAAATCGGTAAAGAAAATCAACTTTATCAAGTTTTGGTGAAAACAAACTACAATTCAACTGCTAAGGCCCAAAGATTGGTTGAGGCTGTTTTAAAATCTCGTTCTAAAATAAACAACAAAAAACTTAAAAATGAGAAATACAATCTCATCAAATCCATAAGTGAAACTTATAAAACGGAAGATTTTTTCCGTTCTCGTATACCAAACTACAAAGTTCATGCCTCAATATACAAATTATTTTTATCAGAATCATTGGAAGCACTAAATCCTTTAGATGAAGTAGATAGTAATTTTACAATCATAGAGCACATTACTGGTAGAAAAATGACAAAGGATGTTAAGAAAGATGCGGAAGTCATTAAAGAATTTAAAAATCAAGATAAAGATTTAAGATTATTATCATATCAATTGATGGTTGATAATTTTAATAAAAAATATAAAACTCTGAATACTCCACAAAAAAATCTCTTAAAAGAATATATAAATAATATCTCTAATACCAATTCTCTAAGAGAGTTTGTCAATGATGAAGTAAAAAAAATACAAAATGCCTTAAATTCACATCTACCTAAAATTGATGATGACATAACGAGAATCAAACTCCAAGAGGCAATTAATCAAATAGTAAACCTTACCAAAGGTCGTATTGTCAAGGACAAACAAGTTATTTCTCTAATGAGGTATTATGAACTCATTAAGGAGCTTGACAATGTCCGCTCAAAGTAAACTCGAAGAGTTTATAAGAAGGCTCATAGAAAAAGAGTTAAAAGAGGCAACTTCAACTGCTTCTGTAGGTGATATATCCTACAAAACGCCCTTCGCTTTCTCAGGTAAAAATAAAAAAGGTAAAAAGAAAAAGAAAGCTGGATATGGTGGTGGACATACAAATCCCACAGTATCCACCGACAATTTTCATGCCAAAGACCCAAAGTTGAGAAAAGAAGGAAAGTATCACGATTTTCGTAATGACGACTCATTGACACCAAAACAAAAAATTGGAATGGCAATGAGGGAATCTCGTGATAGCTTAAGAAAATTAGAAAAAACAATCGATATGAATTTAAGATTGAAAAATGAATTAAATGTAGATTCAAGGGATTATTGGAAAAACACACATAAGGCACTCAGAAAAATTAGTGAGAGATTAGTAAAGTTAGCAGGTAAGGTCGGTCAACTAAGATAATTCCATGTCATTTGAAGAAAACAAAAAGTCTTATATGGACTCTTTGTATGGTATTTCAACTTTATTAAAAAGATGGCATACAGAGATTCATAAAAAAGATGTAACAAAAAATTATATGATTGGTCGTCTTGATGATTGGATAAAGAAACTCCAACAATTAAGACATGAAATCATGATGAGAAAAAGTTAATTAAATACCTTATAAAAAGGATGAAATAAAATGAAAGAACTAATAGTAGACTACTTACCATTTGAGGTAACACCAGAACAAATAAATGAATCCATTTCAAGAAATGGTAAATTGGTAGTTCATGGTGTTTTACAACGGGCCAACGCAAAAAACCAAAATGGTCGTGTATATCCACGAGAAATTTTGGAAAGGGAAAGTCAAAAATATACCAAAGAATTTGTAGTTCAAAAAAGAGCGTTAGGTGAGTTAGACCATCCCGATAGTTCTGTTGTTAACTTACAGAATGTATCTCATAATGTTACGGAAATGAATTGGGAAGGTGATAATTTGGTCGGAACCGTAGAGGTATTGGGAACACCAAGTGGTAATATACTTAAAGAATTATTTAGAGCTGGTATCAAACTTGGTATTAGTTCTCGTGGTATGGGTTCAGTTGAACCGATGCAGGAAGGTGATGGGCAACAAGTTGGAAAGGATTTTGAATTAATTGCATTTGATTTCGTATCCAATCCATCCACACATGGAGCATTTCTATATCCATTAAAAGAAAGTGTAGGAAATGAAACACCAGCAGGTAGGACTTGTGGTGAATATTGTAAAGTTGAAAGTATTATTAATGACATAATCAGAGAAGGATAATGAAATTAAAAGACCTTTTAAAAGAAAGTAAGTATCTCAAACGAGAGTTTGGTGAAAAATTACCTACATTAGATAGTGTGATGAAACAACATCAAGGTGAATCAAAAAAATCTGTTAATGAAGGTAATAAACAAAGAGTAAAAACAAGATTTGGTATTTTGGAAATAAACCACGAAGAAGTAGATACGGCACCTGGTTTTTCACCATTGTACATTGTTGATGTCTCTTTGAACAAACAACCTTTGGCTGATATTAACATAGAGGGTGACCCAAGAGATAATCCATATACAGCGAAAGTTAAGGTCATGCCAGGTAAGAAAAAAATTAAGATGAGACATTAAGTGATAAGTTTAAAGTCATTACTTAAGAATGTTCGTGAGGCTAAAATTACTCCACCTAAAAAGGGAGTTGAAACACCATTGGATGCTAGGATACAGATTCAAGGATATGGTGTGATGACGAGAAAACAATTACAAAAAAGTATTGAAAGAATTACCTATGAGGTTTACAAAGATGCTAAAAAAGGTAATCACAATAATATATTAAGTTCACTTTATAAAAGAAGTGTATTACAAAGATTTTTAGAAACAGAAATTCAACATAGTGGAGAGTAAAAATGGGAATGAATCCTAAACAACAAATGGATATGAATAAGAAGTGGAGAGAATTTCGCCTCAAAGAAGAACTAAACGAAGAGGAGAAAGACGCTTTCGACGCACCAGTTCCATCACAAATTAAAAGATTTATGACAAAGTTCATAGATTCATTACAAAAGGGTAATTTAAATAGAAAAAGAAAATTAGCTATATTAGGTAAGGTAATTGCCAATCTTGGTATCGAACCTAACGAGCTAATGAAGTATGTTCGAATAGTCAAAAAAGGATTATAAATTGCCTTCTAAATCCAAACAACAACAGAAGTTTATGGGATTGGTTCATGCTTACAAGAAGGGTGAAGTACCTGCCAGTAAGGTGAGTAAAGCTGTCAAGGACGCTGCTAAATCAATGAGTGGTAAGTCTGTCAAGAAATACGCTAAAACAAAACATGATGATTTACCAAAAAAGGTTAGTGAAAAGTATAATTACAAAAAGGCAAGAGAAAAATTTAAAAAGACTGGTGAGTTGCCCGACCACCTAAAGAAGTTGGTAAAAGATTTAGATAAGTTGGAAAAGAAATATAAGGTGACAAATATAGTCGTACCTGGTTTAGAATGGATGGCTGATTTAGGTGAAGCACAAAAAAGATACGGAGTGGATGAGGTCAAAAAGGCTGTTTTAGAAGCCTGTCAAAAAGGATACATGACACATCCAACAAGAAAGACCAAGATTATGTTTGGTAAGAGATATAGAAATTGTGTCAAGAAAGAAGATGTTAACGAATACACATATGGAATCGGTGATATCGTAAAGGATATCAACCCAACTTGTCCTCACAATGGTGCGATGGGTAGGGTAAAATCCGTAAATCCAAAATCCGTTGTGTTCGTTGTAATAAACAAGGGAAAGAATTATAAACCAGGTGATGTATTGGATAAGACACATGACCAAATGAAGAAGATGAAGTTAGGTGAGAACCTACAAGATAGAATGAAAGATGTGATGAAAAGTTTAGCAAAATCATTGAAGTTAAAATCCGTAGTCAGTATGCATACAGGAAGTGGTAGTTTCAGTTACTTCATGGATGATAAGTCCGAAGTAAATAAATTAGCTTCAATGTTAAAAAAGAAATTGAAAAGGGTAAGAATTATACCTCTTGATAAATCGAAGGGTGATACTGCGAACTTTGTTGTCGCAGCAGATTTATTTAACTTATAATGAGCTCTCACCATACATGACCATATAGTGGGGAAGAACACCCAGTTTGGGTGAAACATGAGGAAGAACCTATGAGTGATTATAACAATAGAATTAAAGAGTGGATTACCAACTTGGTAATTGAAGAACTCCGTGAGGATGAGGAATGGTGGAATAAAATGTCTGCTGACCAACAGAAGGACTACATCAGACAGCATCCACAATCCCAAAAGGCCATGGATGCTAAAAAAGAAAAAGAAAAGGACAGTACCTTGAATGTTGATTCTGCAAATGCAGAAGAAATAGGAGATTGGTATGATAAAAACAAAGATAAGATTACCGATGAAGCCGATAGGGAAGAATTATCCGATATGATTAGAGGTTTATCAGTTACAGCGTATGATTTGGAAGTCGCTAATGATGGAGGAGATGAATATGAAGAGGCAGAATATTTACAAAATCAAATTCAAGATTATAAGGATGATATCAAAAATTTAATATCAAAGTACGATAAAAAACCAAGTGATGATAAACCTGCAAAACCAAGCAAAGATGATATTGAAGATATCAATAATGGTAGTGCGTTAGATAGTTTTATAAACAAATATGATTTTTCAGATGAAGAAAAAGATGAGCTTTACCAGATACAAAGTGATATGGATAAAGGTTATACTTCTGCTCAAGGAGCTCAGGCAAAAATTACAAGACTTTTAGGACTTGAAAAGGAGTTATCTTACACACCACCCCAAGTCAAGCAAAAGGTTGCAGGTTCTGCAGATGCTCGTGAAGTTAGAAACAATGTTATGAATAGATTAGGTAGAGACCAATTTAATAAATTGAGTTATGGTGAATTACAACAGGCATACGATGACGAATTTGAAAAATTAGGTTGGAAGAAAGATGGGAAAAATTGGGTTAAACAGGAATCCGTTGATGAAACTAAGAAAAGAGACTATAAAGCAGAATATAAAAAATTCCAATCATCTCCTGAGAGAATCAAGTATCGGGCCGATCTTGTAAAGTATAATCGGGATAAGGGTACTTACGGAAATGGAGATGGTAAGGATGCATCTCACAAGAATGGAAAGATAGTAGGATTTGAGAAAGAGTCTAAGAACAGAGGACGAAAAGAAAAATCTAGATTAAAGAAGGAATCTTTACAAGAAAACTTACTTTCATTTTACAAATACATGGGTGATTTCTATGGAAAGAAAGGTTTGTATCCTGATAAGAAAGGTAGGGATTTAAAGGTTGGAGATATCAACAAAGCATTATCGGTTTATCTTAAAAAGTATGCAAAAGACACCTTTACGGGTGATAGTTTGGATAGGGAGAGAGTCCGTGATATTCTAATCAAGATGAAAAAGATTGACCCTCAATATAAGAAGCAAGAAGTAAAAGAGAATAAAGATAAAGTCAAAAAGTATATGATTAGTAAAGGTGATACCGAAGAAGACGCTAATGAAAAACTTAAATATTATGATTACATCAAAAAAACCTACAAAGGTATAACCCCAGCAAGAATGGCAACAATAATGGGTCATCTAGCAAAGATGGAATCCGTAAGTGAAAATATTGATGGTCAGATAAAAAATATGATGGATAGAAGAGAAAGGATGAAAAAGAGTGGAGCCTCAACTTCAGCAATCAATAGTGTCACACAGATGATTAAAAAACTTAGAGATAGAAAACGGAAATCGAATGAATCCGTAAATGAAAGAGACAATGTTGGTATGGCTTATAAACGGACTTTAGCTAAAGTAGAGTTGAAAAAAATCAAAGATGCTATACTGATGTTTCAAAAGAGAATAAAGAAACAAGGTAGAGTTACTAATGCCAGAGATGAAGAACACCTGAAGAATCTAATAAAGGTTTATAAACAAATGGGTGGTAAAGGTGTAAAAGAAAGTAGAGAGGCGTCTATTATTCAACATCATCAAAGACAATTGGATGCGTTGATACAACAATATCCTGATTCTTATAGTAGACCTTACGCTATTCAAACAAAAATTGAAACACTTAGAAATATTATAGCAGTAAATAGGAAAAAAATGGGGGAATCCATAAATGAAGGAGTTTCCAAGTCCCAAGCTCAAGAGATAATGAGACAATTGGGTGGAAGAAAATTTGAGATGTTGATGGGTGTGAAATCCAAAGGTGTTGGTAAGGATGGTTTGATTATTCACATCGGT